GGATTGGGATGTTGGGACGGCCATTTATTAGTAACCCTTTACATCTGGGAGAAGCCCGCAGGCGCAGAGAAAGACCAGGAAGCGGAAGAGGTTCGAAGCGTTAGAGCGTCGCTAACCCACGCTAATGAAGCAACAGGTCCAAGACCGCCTGTCGTTACGATCAGACTGATTGGTATTGGATTGTTGTTGGTAGCGGGATCTCCGCTGCCGCCATTGAATCCAGCCCAGGTCCCGCCGTTCACACGGGCCCACCATCCGTTGGCCATGTCGAGGGCGAAGCTGACTACAGATCCCGCCCCAAAAGGATCTGGAGATGCCTGCCAAGCGCCATTTATGACGACACCACCAGCTCCCCCAAATGTGTAATATTGGAATGAGTTGGTATCGCCACCAAGATCCACGCCATCCGTCGTGCTTACTGAGTTATTACCTATCCCGAGATGGACGTTCGTATAGGTGTCGATGTGGACTTCCCAATACCATTTGCCCGAGGTCTTGAACTGGGCCGGCTTAGCGGCTCCCCACACCCCAGTATTGGCGCTTCTCGTGATGGTCAGGTTGGCGTTGGACTTGGTGATATTTGAGTTAACCGTGCCCCACTTCTGACCACTGGTTGCGGTCGCATCTCCAGAGATTGACCCAGATCCAGGCATTAAGGCCGTTGCCCGCCGCAGGAGGCGGGTGGTAGGGGATAGATCCCCAGATCCTGAGAACTGCGCCTTGGCCGACTGTCTCATGGCCGCGTTGGCGCCCAGCGAGCCGGTGGCCGCATCTGTGGTTGTAACGCCGTAAATCGGCGGGCGGGGCGTAAGCGTGACACCACCTGCGCCTGCGAGTGTCGCGCTCGCGGAAAAGACGTTGGCTCGCCCGACAACCCTGGCATCAGCCGTCAGCGAGCCAGCGCCGATATGTTTCCCAGCATCGGTGATGCCGATGATGCGCGGCTGCGCGGTCGAGACCATGCGCAGCGCCTTGGCGCCATCGATCCACAGCCGCCCGATATTGAGGCCGTTGGTCGAGCGTGGCAGCGCGGAGAGATCAGCGGTCTCCAGCGAGATCGAGACAATCAAATCGCGCATGTCCTGCTCGGTAATCGAGCGGTCTGGCTGGCCACTGACAAACAATACCGCCAGCAGATCATCGATCGTGCGAACGGTATCAGCCATCAGGCCGTCACCCGCACATAATCGACCAGCATCGGCGTGAAGACCGGGCTGGCATCAAGCGGACCCGTCCAGTCAGCGCCGTCGATCTGCAACAGGTAAATGTTCCACGGCGCGTGGCCGAATTCTGTCGGCGCCGCGACCCGCATCACCTCTTGGCCATTCACCTCACACGCGACATAGGTCGGCCGCATCTCGAAGGCGAAGGTGTTCATCGCCGTCACGTCGATAATCGGCGCGCCGGGATAGTAAGAATGCCATTCGGCAACCGCGGGAACGCCAGACGGATAACCCGGCGGTGGAACAGCAAACTGCCACTGTGTGCGCGGCGACCAGGCGGAACTGGTGACCATCTCCAGATTGATCTCGGTGGTGACCGGGCTGCCACCTCCGCTGTTGGAGATCAGATAGAAAGCGCATTTGGTGCCGTTGATCGCCGGGATCGACAGCCGCGCCTCAAACCGCCCGAAGGTGGCGACATTCGTTGCCACCAGTTGCTGGCCGATATATTGCCGACTGGCACAGGCCGTAAGGTATGGTGCGGGCGTGTTCTGCATCAGCAGTCGCAGATTGCCGCCAGAGACCGCGTAGCTGCCGGTGATCGGCGTCGCGGGATTGAACGGATTGAGCACCCAGGTTTTGGCACTGATCGCCATGCCCGCATAATCGGGTGCGTAATACTGCGATGGATACCAGGTCCCTGGGGTTGGCCCGTATATGTTGTTCAACGACAGGGCGTTGAACACGTCCTCGAACAGAAACGCCCCGGTGGACACCGCGGTGATGCCACCAGCCCCGCCGAGTGTTGCTCTGGCCGCCCGCCTTGCGCGGACCGACGCTGTCAGTGATGCAACGCCCGCTCCTGCGAACTGCGCCGCCACATTGTTTGGGATATTGCCGAGCGCGATCTGCACCGTATCGCCGCTGAGATAGAGCCGTCCAGCAGACAGCCCAGCGGGCGCTATCGGCAGGTCCTGAAAGTTCCCGGTGGCGGGATGCAACGAGGTGATCAGGTCCTGGAATTGCACAGCCGTGATGGACTTGGGCGCCTGCCCCTCACGAAACAGATAGAGCAGATCCGAGATGGAACGGACCGTCGCCATGTCATCCGTCAGACATTTACGCGCACAACGCCCGCGTCATTGTAAACGCGGCCGGTCGCCAGACCTGTCGGCGACGTCGGCAGACGTGAGAAGTCGCCGCTCTGCAATGCCAGCGATAGAATGGTGTCGCGGCAGTCCTGCGCGGTCAGTGATCTTGGTGGCTGGCCATCCTTCCAGATGACGGTCAGCAGCTCGACCAATGTTCGCACGGTGTCGACCGAAGGCTGAACGCCGCCCTGCACGATGATCGAAAAGCTGCGCGTCAGCGACCCCATCCCGCTAGCGCTGGCAGTGATATCGAGCGGATAGGACGCGGGCAGGATCGCGTCCCGCGCGCTTACCAGCCGGTAGGTGTAGCTCATTTATGTGCCGACAGAGATGATGGTGACCGACGGATCGGGGAAGCTGATCGGCGCCGACACACCGGCGGTGAACTGGATGTTGGTCGTGGTGCCGTCCTGACCCCAGGTCTTCGCCGCATTGGTCAACTGCCAGACCGTGCCCTGCGCCGTGCCCGATGTGTTCACCGGCCACCTGGAGAACGCCACCTGCTTGCTGGTCTGCGCCCCCTTGCCGAGATTAACCACCATGATCGATGCCATGGTCGGCGTCGGATTGCAGGCGACCGTCAGCAGGCCTGAACTGTTCTGCGTCACCGACCAGCGCGCGCCATAAAGCCTGCGCACGGTGTTCTTCATCAGGAAGCCAAGCGGCGAAGGATTGCCGCCAGCGCCGATGACGGTAGCCTTGCCGCCAGCGCCGCTGTAAGGACTGTAGGCCGCCGTCCACCAGCCGTTGAAGATCTGCCGGTTGGAGACGTTCAGTTCGTCGATGAACCACTTGGCGGCGCTGATGGCACCAACCCATGACTTGTCGGCGTCCGAGACGCTGTCCCAATCGATCGCATAACCCATGCGCATGAAGGCTTTGAGGCGGCTGCTGGATATCTGCGAGGCCGACGCCTCCTCGGTGCCGAACCTGGTCGAAAAGGCTGGCGATGAGTCGTCCTGGCCGACGGGATAGCCGGGCGACGGCCCATTTGGGGTGCCGGTGACGCCGCCGCCGAGGAAGGTGTTCCAACTGAACACATCGAGCTGGTCACCGACCCGGCCAGGGAAGTCCGTCCAACCGAGCGCGGCAAGGGTCGGTCCTGCGATGAGCACGTTGGGGTTGGCGGCGCGCACGGTCGGAATGAAAGCGTTGTAGAATGAGATGCAGGTGGCCTCGGTGGAATCGCCTGGCTCATCCTGGCCCGTCACGATTGCCAGCGGGAACTTCCGCCCGCCAGGCATCGTCGCGTTGGACAGATACGTGACGAGGTTGGCCATGCATGTGGCGTAGTTGGTCGGATTGTTGGCGGGCGCGCACTGGTTCCAGTCGATGCCGATGGCGCAGACGCCGATGCCCAGCGGGTCCCATGTCGGCCAGTTGTTGATCAGCGGCGCCACCACGGCGGTATTCACTGACCGGTCGCTGTTGAAGTATTGCTGGCCCGAGTTCTTGAAGAACAGCATGCCGAAATTGACGCTTCCGGCTGCGGCTCCGATCGTCGGCTCTCCCATCAATTGGAAGTTGTTGTCGCCGATGGTGCCGCCAGAGCCGCCCCAGGCACGACGGGACAGCATCTGTTGGCCAGACAGGCCACCCGCCGGGTAGTTCACCGGCACCTGGAAGTCGACCGTCATGAACGCATTGCTGGCAACCGGGCCGATGCTTCCGCCCGACGATACTGCCTGTGTGCTGACATTGATGGTGGCCGAAGGCGCGCCTTGGCCCACGCTATTGGTGGCATAGCCGCGGAGGTTGTATGCCGATCCCGCAGCGAGCCCGCTGATGGTCTGAAGTAGCGGTGATGCGTATCCAGGGGACCAAGCGGGTGCGCCGTTGATCGTGCCGCTGGGAGTTGCCCCCCACCACGCACCGGCGAGGTCTAGCTGCCAGATCGTGGCGCCGACCAAATACAGGATCGAGGCATTCGAGTTGGTATCGGTGATGGCGTTGATGACCGGATGGCCCGATGCGTTGATCGACCACGCGTTGCCGAACGCGTCGGTCAGGCTGCCGTGGCCCGATGTGCAGTATGGGATCGGCGCGGCGTTGAGCCACGTGCCGGACGCTGCGGCTTTATACTGGATCTGGTGCACGCCGTTATCGCATGCCCCGCCGGTCGTCGGTGCTGACCATGACGCGGTGATGGATGACGTGTCTTGGCTCGGCGAGGCGAGCGCGGTGAGCGGGCCGGGCACCTGGGCACTGGCCTGCACCGAGATCTGGAAGCTGGCGGATAGCGATTGATTGGTGGCGTCGCGGTCCGTCGCGGTTATGACGACGGGATATGTCTGCCCATTGGTCAGCGATGTGCCCGCCAGCAGATCCATGCCGCTGATGCTGAAGTGCGTCTGGTCGTCCACCGATAGCGAGCCGTTGAACGCATCGCCATCGCTCATGGTGACCGTGATGGTGCCGACGCGCAGGCCGACTACCGGATTGGCCGGAAGCGTAAAGTTGTCCAAGTTAATGGCGGCGATGGCGTAAGAGTCACGCGTCGCGGTGATGGTGAAGTAGGTCGCGTATGGGCCCGACAGGGTAAGCGTTCCGTTGAACGAGGTCCCGTCCGACAGGGTAACTGTAATCGTGCCGATTTCGGTCCCTGCGCTTGCTGCCCCGGATAACTGCGTATTCGACAGCGCAATGCCGGTGATCGTCGCTGCCATTTATGTCTCCTGCCTCTGTTTGTCGGTCTGCGGCAACGGCGGATTGGGCCGCGGCGGACCACGATCGTCTGGTCCATGGTCGATATCGCGGCCCAATCGGATCGGCAGATTGAGCGCGAGCATGTAAGAGTCACCGAGGCGCACAGGCACAGGATCGATCTTGGCGTCTAGAGCGTCGGAGCCGACCCAGACGCGATAGCCGCCGACATCGAGTTCGCTCTGGGCGGTGAACCCAACGCGAGTCTCGCTGATGATCAGGATGCCGCGGTCGTTGATCCGCAGCCCCAGTTCAACGGTCGACGAACCGCAAGCATTGCCGTGGACATCGAAGAACTCGACATCGACCTCCGGTTTGCCACGGAACGGCCCGGAACGGTCCTTTTCGGTCATCGGCGTCGGCGCCACATAGTCGGGCGCCGAGAGCCGCTGCACCTCAGCCCACAGGTCATCGATCAACGCAGCCGCCACCGGATGGACGGGCCGCAGTTGCGCGGCCGTCTCGGTGATGGCGACGGCATCGAAGGCGGGGGAGTGTTTCACTCAGCTCAAAGTGTGGACTATCGCCCCCGGAGCGAACGTCAAAGAATCTCCCGACGACACCTGCCGCGCATTGGCCAATGTGCCATACCAGAACATAAGTTCCCCAGTCGAACCAGAGGATGCGGTGTTCCAGATCTGCAGCCCGACGATGGTCTGGTTGGCAACGGTGAACGGCCCGAACGACACGGTGTTCGAGTTGATAATCGAATTAGCCGCCCAGACGCTGTATACCACCGACTGCCGCGACTGACCCGAGCCTGTGGCGATTTCAAAGGCGCTCACCGAGGTCGGCGTCGTCGTCGTCAGACCCACAGCCTTTGGCTGACCCGGCTGCGATATTGCTGACGCGGAAAGATGCCAGTTCAAGAGCATCTGGCTTAGAGCCGTAGAAACACCCGCCATTTACGTAGTCTCCACACAAAAGACGGGAGACCCATTCTCCCGCTGCCAAAAACTGTCCGATTGGTTCCTGAGAGGCGCGGGCGTCGTGCCCGCATCGTGCCGCGATCAGTTGGCTGCGGCGTCGACCCTGCGTAGCCCGACATAGCCGTCGGGAGCGTCGTAACTGACCGCTGGGGAGGCGAACGCGACGCCATCCGCAACCGTCACTTTGGGCCCGCCATTGTCAGTCGCGTGCGGTCCTACCTGATTGCGCGCCGGAGCCAGCAACTTGCGAATGTGCTCGAGCACCACTTCGTCATGCACGTCGTCCATACACGCGGCGGCGTCGACCTTCTCGGCCTTCACGCATGTCTCAGGTGACTCGTGCAAGCGATGGCAGGGCCAGCATGGCACCCGCTTGGCATCGGCGTGCAATGTGGTGGTGGCGATCCAATGGTCGGTGATATTTCGCGGCGACGCATGCGATACGATGACGATCTTCGGCATCGGCTCCATGGCCACCGACCATGCCAAGCCTGTATCGGGCGCGATCACCAGATCGCAGGTCTGCAACTGCGCCATGTTGCGCCGCATCGACCATGTCACCGTCTGCTCTTTGGTGTCCTTGCTGATGCAGCAATGCAGGTCTTTATCGCTGCCGTTGAGCTTGGCGACGATTTCATGCGCGCGATTGGCAATCTCGACGTCACGCCCATTGGGAGCACCGAACAGAATAACCGGCAGTTTCAATTGGCTGATGATCTTGGCCGCTAGCATCGGTAGCCACGGCCACACCTTGTCGATACGCGAGCCCGAGACCGGTATGCCAATTACCCGCTCTCCGACCGTGCCCTTCACCCGTATGGCGTCCGCCTTCTCTTCGTCCGATGCATAGAACCGCGGGCCCGGATCGAAGTCGTAGGGCACCTCGCAGACGTCATGCACCATTTCCAGATAGTTGCGGTCGCACAGCTTGCGGCGGGCCGAAGCGGGCCAATCGAACGCCACCTGACCATTGGCCAGGGCCAGCGACACCTCGCATGTCTGCGACAGATTGTAGAAAGCGTTATATGCCTTCGACTGCGTGCGGAACCACTTGATCCACTCCATCAGATCCGTGGGAAGCGTGCCGTTCGGAAACTCCGTGATCTTCGCGACGTGCGGATTGTGCTCCCAAAGCTCGCCGTAAGACTTGTCGCACATCACCTCGACGTTGAACGTCTTGGCCAACTGCGCGACAGGGGACGAAGCGATTAAAAGATCGCCAATGCCAGCCGCGCGATAAATGGCGCACCACGGCCTGCGTGCAGATTGCATGCGCTATCTTCCGTCTAATTCATCAAGCACCGGCCACATCGTTCCCTCGGAATACGTTGCGTCAGTGCGCTTGATGAATGTGTGTCCGTGATAGGAAATCAGTTCAGGCAGCGGCATCGCATGCGGTATCCGCACGGTCTTGGTGCTGCTGCCATCTCTGACATGGCCACGGAAGTGCAATTGAATGTCGCGCATGGGCCTTGCGGGCAACACAACGCGCGGCGCTTCAAACGCCGTCATCCTGTCTGGTTTCATTTGTGCCCCTTCCGGGGAAGTATCAGCGGCGCCTGATCCAGCGCCGCAGTGCGGCCCCATCGCCGCCTGCTTCGGGGGGAGGTGGCTCGGTGGTGTGGAGCATAAAGCCCTCACGTTCGAGCAAAGCCCACATGTCGTAATTATCGCTGCACCAGCCGATCCATCCGTTCGCATCGGATGTCGGAATGCAGCGGTCGCGGTCCATGGTGAACAGCGCCGCGCCCGGCTCCAGCGCCTGCCAGAGCAATGGAATGAGGCTGGTCAACTGGTCGACCGGCATATGCTGCAGAACCCAGATCGCCAGCGCGCCCTGTGCCCTGAGACCCGATGCCACCAACTGCGCGAGAAACGGCTGCGTGGTGACCGCGAACCGCTCGGGGTGGTCTACCTCGCTCAGCGCCATGCCGCGCATTTTCGCCGAGGAGTCGATGCCGAGCACCGTCTGATTGCGCCGACGTGCGAGCGGACCCGCAAGACGACCAATACCGCACCCGATGTCGAGCAGCAGGCCGGGCGGAAAAACCAAGCGTTCCAGCAGCCACGGCGTTTCGGCGCGCCACCGATCCTCGGTCGAGACATTGCCGTCATGCATCAGGATGACATGGCGCGCATCCTCTACCGTGTCGGGCGACTCAAACAGGCTCGGCAAATCGACTTTCCAGTTGGCAACGCGCGTCTCCATGACCACCAGCCCACGCCAACTCTGATAATGCACCGCCTTTATGCCGGGATGGCGGGTGAGAAATTCGTTGACTGCCATGCGGACCGTGGTGGCGAAGTCGACGTCATCCACGATGATGTAGTCGGCATACGGAAAGCACAGTTCCAAATCGTGCAGTGCCTGTTCGTAGCCATGATGGCCATCGACATGGATCAGGTCGAAGCGCTTCGGCAATTCATTGATCGACTGCGAGTCACCTTCCAGGATCGTGATGTCCGCTTGCGGATAGGTCCGCGTCAGCATGTCTTTGGCTTGATCGATATAGCCGATCTGGCCGCCCCAGGTTCCCTGGTTCAGGTCAATGCCGAGATAGGTGGCATCCGGAACTGCTTGCAGCATCGACCATGCGGAATAACCGCCGCGCACGCCGATCTCCAGGATGGTGGCTGGCTGCAGCTTGCGACAGATATGGCTATAGAGCCCATAATGCTGCGCCGAGTGCGGCAGGTGTTCGTCATAGTCGGGACGAAACGGATCGTCCTTGACCCAAACCTCGTCTGGCAATCCATCGCTGTCCAACACCGCCATGACCGGCAGCGCATCAATGGCGCCGAAGTCATTCACCCGCGTGACATGGACAACGTGGTTCGTGCCATTGCTCGGCGAGATATAGAATTCCAACGCCGGCTCGCCGTCGCTCCTATAGTGGCGGTCGCCCTCACGCGGCTGATAATCATGGCGGAAGATCAGATCCACCGGTTCGTCGGGCAGCAAGGGCGCCAGAACCCGGCGGGCTTCCTCAACAAGCGTATCCTGGTTCATGCGTCTTCTGGCTTCTCTTCCTTTGGCACGTTATTGGGATGGCGGATGACCGTCACCAATTCATCAATGATGACCGTGGTGCCAAACCCGGCGCCGCCCACCGGCTCCTGCGCCTCATCCTCTTTCTTCTCGGTGTCGCTCATGTCAGTCCTCCATTGGTTGTCATCCGAACAGGCCGCCCTGCATGTCGCTGGGAACCGTTGATTCGCCCTTGATCACGCCCGCGTAGCCTTCCTCCGGGATCAGGGCGACGTCCGCCAAACGCACCATGATGTCGCTCGGCGCATAGAAGCCTCGGTCGAGCAGAATGGCGAACAGCCGGTGCGCTACCAGCGGGTCGATGGCATAGGCGTGTGTGCCGCCCAAGAATTGCCAATTGCCGCCGTTGACCAGATGCGTGGTCGGCGCATGGCCCTGCTGCCAGCCAAGAATGCCGATGGTGTTCGGATGGCGGTGTCGGCGATAGGGACGCAGCATCACCGAGTCATGCTCAAGGATGACGATCGGTCGGTCGACCACCATGCAATTGGCCCACAACGAGAAGTGGCTCATCGCACAGCCGATCTGCTGCGATGTCAGCCTCTCGTCATACAGCTTGATCCAGGCGGGCCAGCTTTCCCCGGACAGATGCTCCGGGATCTGCACGCTGCCTCCGGTGCCGTCGAAGCCCGGGTAAAGCACCGGGTTCGGCTGGTCGACCTGCTGGCAGGTTTCAAACGCCCGCTGTGCCATGGCGACGGAGCCGGGGTGACTGGGCAGGTAGATGATGTAGGTGGCGGCAACGTCGGGCAGGAATGTGTGGCGTAACGCGAGGGCTATTTCTGGCGAATAAGGCATTTGTGGGTCTTCGACTCAATTCGTTCACGGCCAAAGTAATCGTCGAAGCACTTTACCACGTCGGGCCAGGCGCCGCTGTCGGGGCAATAGTCGTCGCCGATCAGCACCCCACCACGGCGCACCATCGGCCACCAGGCGCGCAGGCAACTCGCCACCGCGTCGTAATCGTGTCCCGCGTCGATGTGCACCAGATCGACCTGGCCAATGCCGCAATGCCGCAGGAGCTGTGCAGCGCTCTGGCTGTCGAGCGGTAGGGGCACGACGTAATCGGCCAGGCCCGCTGTCGCGACATTGCCGAGGAAGGTCTGATAGAGCGTCGGGTAGCCGTCCTCAATGTGGAGATCGGCGAACCAATTCGGCTGCAGCCAGATGTCCCATGAGCCAAGCCACGTATCAACCGCCAGCACCACGCCGGGAATGCCGAGGCGCTGCATCCGCTCGGCCATCACCAGGGTCGATGCGCCTTTCCAGACCCCGACCTCGACCACCAGTTGCGGCCGCAGCTCGGAGATCATGTCGGTGAGATAGGGATGATTGGCGCCCCAGCCTTGCGGGTCGGCTCGCTCCAGATAGCGCGGGGCATTGGCCAGCGGATCGCGGCCCGCCCACAGGCGGTTGATGAGAATATCGCGGACTTCCGTCATTGTAGCATTGACCACAGTTTGCCGTTGATTAGTTCCGTCTCATCCCATTGGGAATATGAAATTGAGTTCAGCCACGGCTGACGGTCGGGATAAAGGGGTTGTTCAATGTGTTTCAAATCAGTCCGACCAACCAAGGCGGCGGCCGATGACGGGTCGACAAATACCGGATAGCCGCAAATGACAGCTTCGACCGCAGCAATTGAACCGTGCGTCACCAAGCAGTGCGCGTCCTTCAGATCGTATTGCAAGGGTCGCTTGCTCTCCTTGTCTCGGATGACCAACTGGCGGTTTGTCACGCGGGCCAACGCATCAATTGTATCGGCGATCCACGATTCAATCCGATGGAACCGTGCATACGTCCGTGTCGGGGCGGCGATGACGATATGTCGTCCGCCCTTCTGCCATTCAGCGACCGGAATGCGCAGTGCCTTCCAACGGTCGTCGGGGACGTCGAGGATACGCTGCAATTGGAACGAGCCGACGTGCCAGCGATAGAAACCTGAGCCGGTTTCCGCGCGAGGTAACCACGTCGCGAATATTCTCCTTCCGTAACCACGATCCCAATACGCCCACGCGACGTTATTCGAACGCCACGCTTTGATTGAGTCGGTCAATTCCGGCGCGCAGCCGGCAATTGGTAGAAAGCCTTGGCTGGCGTATTCATTCAATAGCGCCACGTCGCCGCGAACCATCTTTCCGCCGCCCGCAACGACACGAGCGCCGATGCGATCGAACAGTTCCGACTTGAACTTTGATAACCTCTCAGGCTTCCAGAAGGCGACCTTGGCGGGATCAATCATCTACGGATCAGGCCCCCGTGCAGGCCAGCCGCCGCATTTCGCCGATATTGGCGTAGCCGAGCTTGCGCGCCTGCCGCAGTCTCCGTGAATTGTCCGCCGCACACCAGGCGCACTCCTTACGCAGCCGGCCCTTACTATCGAAGCGGATCTTGATGGTGGCCTTGTTCTGCGGGTGGCCTCGTTTGCATGTCGGCATATTCTCTCCCAGCGATGGACCTCAATGTCCCTCTCCTCGCGCCGCGATAATCAGCGTCTCCTGCGGCGCCTTCCCGACCACCCACGGATAGACGGTGGTGTCATGAAACCCCGCCGCTTGCATGGTCTCACGGGCCCGCGACGGCGAGACCTTGTTCTTGAAGCAACTGAGACCCGATACCCAGCGATATTCGTGCGCGTCCAGATCCTCCTGCCAGCCATTATAGCAGGACACGAACACCCACTTCCGAGATGCGCCGGCGAGCCGCCGTAGGAACAAATCTATGTCTGGCACGTGGTCAACCACCGCGTGCGAAAACACCAGATCGTAAGGGCCGTGTAAATCATCGCGCAAAGCATCGGCAACGAAGAATGCGTCGGCTTGGTCGGGGAACTTCTCCCGGCAGGCGGCGATCTGCTGTGATGCGATGTCGCAGCCACGATAGTTGCCCCTGAACAACATGCCGTATGGTTCGCCGCGCCCGCAGCCGACTTCCAGCATCGTGTTGATCGGTCCAAGTCTTTCGACCCAGTTGCGGAAATGCGCGTGCACCTCGGGGCGGAGAGAGAACAGGTGGCGATACCAGTCGTCATCCCGCGCGGCATTATCCCACCAGCGCCCGTAGTCCTCGCTCACGGCCAGACCCCGATCAGCAACCACCACAAGACCGCCGCCGGCAGCACGGTCCACAGCACAACGAACAGGAGACCAACGAGCAAAACCAGCAGGTTCACATAGAGTTGGGTTCGAACAGCTTTCCGTCGCGCCCGCATACTAACTGATCACCACGGGCATTCTCACATTTCCAGTTCAACGGCTCTCCGGTAACCACGTGGAATACCGCCGTGCACATATGGTCGCTGGATAACGGCTTAGACGCTTTTGGCAAACCGAGGCGGATCGTGTGGTGTTTGCAGTTTATGCAGAACGGAGGCTGCTTCGCCATTCAGTCACCGCCTTATGGTTGGATAGAACGCCGCCAAATCACCGCGGGCTGTAGATCATCGGATATCGCGCCGCCGTCACGCTCAAATCCAAGTGGCCGAAGCACCCCGGCAAGCAGCACCAAATCTTCCGGATTGCCACGACAGACGAATGTGCGCTCCGTCCTGCTCGCGACGTTGCGCAGCAGATCGGCCAACAATGCCTCCGACATCTGCCGCCTCAGCTTGTGGATAACCGACAGCACCAAGACGATGTCGTAATTCCAATCGAAGTATGCCAACGCATCTGGCCCACGGCTGAGATCGACCACCTCGAACCGCACATCGAGGCCGGGGAAGTCCGCCAGCACCTGGCGCACCGCCTCAATGCCGGGCCGGTAATTGTCGCAGCCGTGCACGGCACGCGCGCCCGCCAAAGCCGCCTGGATTGACCACAGGCCGCGATTGCAGCCGATATCCAGCACCGAGGCGCCGAGAAGCTGCGTGCGCAATGACCAGTAGTCGTCGAGGCGCTGTGTCTTGAAGCCGGAAACCCGAGGCGGGATTAACGCCAATTATCCCGGACCCAAGGAAGGTGAGACAGGTCTATTTGTTTCGGTCGGCCGTGGTAATAAATTACCCGAGTATCGGGATCGAGCCGCCCGCCGTTCACCTTTTCGACCTGCGCCTTGTATGACAGCACGTATTTCTTGTTCGGCCACACGTCTTCGATGCAAACCGTTGATTTGAGCCGCCTGACGGTAGTCAAATCAGTTTCGCCCTTCCATTCATCCCAGACGTATCGGTGCCCCGCCGGGATTAGCGCCACCCCGTTTACAACCCGCGTTGGAACATACGGATCGCGGCTTAGAGCAATCTCGGTCGCGTTCAGGCAGTAGTTGGCGAACAGGTCGCAATTACCGACGATGATCGTGTCCAACTGTGCAAACAGGGTGGGTTCGTTAAGGGCATAAATTTGGCTCTGCGCACCATAGTCAGGATCTGGCGTCACCATTAGCTTCTGGTGGATTGCCGGCTCCATGAAGTCGCGCAAGGTATCGACGAACACCACGAAACGAAACGGCACGGACAGGTTGCGTTGAAACCCGCGATACAGCTTCTCCACCCATGTCTCATCGTAAACCGAGAACGGATGGGAATGAATGTTTGGTGCCCACAACATCGTAGCGACGTGTAACATTATGACCGCGCATTATCCTTTGGTGTAAGCGAACACGACTTCCGGTTCTGGGACGGTCCGCAGTCGGCCTCCGAGGAACAGCGCCGACAGGTCGTGGCGCTCTCCGGGCCGCCACAGGCACAACCGGTCATCAATGACCTCGAAGTTCCAGCCATGCAGACCCTGATATTGCCGCCGCTCGCCCTCGTTGAAATAGGTCCGGATGTAAAGCAGGCCACCAGGAACCAGCAGGTCCCGGGCCGCCAGGAGCACCCGCAACGGATCGGCGCAATGGTCCAGCGAGTTACGCGCATGCACCAGTTCGAAGCTGGCGGGACGGAACACCACGGCGATCTGCTCGGCCGCCATCTTCCGCGTCGGCACGGGCGGCGTCATGCCGTGCTCCCGCAGCAGCACGGTGTAGTCATCGGCCAACGCGTCGATCGGCGTCAGAACCACGTCGTAGCGCTCGCTGCGATAGCCCAGCGACGATAATGGGCCTGCGCCGATGTCGAGCGCGCGGATCGTGGTGCCCGCCGGAAAGCCGAGCGCAGCCTCAACGTCCGGGTGCAGCGGGTTGGCCGGGTTCAGCCGGTCCCGCAACAGTGTTGCCCCCTCGGCGCCCTTGCGGCCAGACAGCAGCTTGCGCCAATACATCAACTCGTGTGGCAGGCCCTCCGCCCACTTGGCCGTCATGCGGGCGCCAGTTGCCGCACCGGATAGTCCCGGTCTGCCACAATCTGCGCCGAGCACAAGGTCGGGAAGATGCGGGCACAGCAGGGACATCTATCAATCGCCGGCCTTTCATCGGCAGGAATAATAATCCAGCCGTCCAGACCGGCGGTGATCAGCAACCCGTCGTGCCGCTCGTTCTGGACCCATCCGGTGCGTTCGGGTGCCATCTAGACCATCCCCAACCAAGCATTCTTCAACCACGGCAAATGCGTGAACAGCTTCGGGTCCTTACTGCCCGGGAACGCGACGATCCGCGCGTTGGGTGGCAGATCATGACCCTTCGGCCACGGCCCCTTGCCAAAAGCGTAGACGCCGTCCCGGTCGGTATAGGCGCCGGCATTCGGCATCTTGTGGTGCATCCAGCCCTGATCGTCGGAAAATTCGTATTTCGGCAGCATAGCTGCCGCTTCCAAGGAGAAGTCCCACCACACGTCCGGGCGAAGGCCACCCATCGTCGCCCACACGGACCCCGTGTAGGGGCAGGGGTGTCGGGGGTTGTTCACCCCTTGGAGAATGACGAACGGCTCGGGGCGTAGCACCAGCGGCGACAGCTTGCCGACGACGACCAAATCCAGATCGAGCACCAGGATCCGATCCCCAGGCGCTACGCCAATGGCACGCTGATGATCCGGGTCGAATAGCCTGAGCCGGCAGAAACAGCCCTTGATCTTGGTCAGGTCAAGGTCGGGGATACGGTCCTGATAGTCGACGGTGCCGCCGAAGGCGCGCGCGTAGTCGGTTAGACAGACGAACCGATAGGGCACGTCCATGTGCCGACGCAGGCCCTCGCCGAGGCGGTCAACGTAGCTGGTCGAGTATTTCGACCCCCATAGGTAGGTGACAACGGTAATGGTCAAAGGAATACGATGCCTATACCGTTTTCAGTGCCAGCTGGGTCGAGCTTGATTTCATGATAGCGATACCGGCCATCCGCCCTGATTTCGTCCCATAGCCTCGGCACCCCGCTGCTCTGAAGCGCAACGTCATGGAACGCGATGGCCTTGGACGCCATCGGCCGATAGTTCACCCAGTCGCGGCGCACGAAGTCGTAGGTGTGGTTGCAGTCGATGAACACGAGGTCGTAAGGGCCCTTTTGCCGCGCCTGGGCGATCACCCCCAGCGACGTGCTGTCGCCCCATATAGCCGTGCACGATCGGCCTTCCCCGCTTAGCCTGCGGATCACGCCATGCATTGAGTAATACGAACTGGCGCCCTCGCGGCGCGGCAGATCGATGAACACACAGGCCGATCCCTTTGGCATCGCCATGCCGATGCGCCACAGCGACCCCCCGAACTTGCTGCCGATCTCCAGATAGGACTGAACGTCCAGTTCGTGGATGACGTCGATAAAGGCGGCGAACTCCGCCTCATGCTGCAACATCCGCGGCGGAAACATCAAAGCAGCATGAACGCGCAGGCAAGCACGATGAGTGAGACAACGGCGAATGCCGCGAGACCGGCCATCGTTCGCCAATATTCACGCGGCTCCATCAAGGACTCTCGCTCGTGCCGAAATGGGATTGGCCCGCGAATTAGCACAGCATCTCTCCGGTTCAATACCCCCGCGCCCAGATTGCCGCCACTCCCAACATTCTGGAAAGGTATGATGTATGAATGCGACGCAGCTCAACCGCACCGAGATCCCGGTCGAGCGCCAGCATCTCTGCCTCGTTCTCGTCAAACTTCTCCGAGGTCGCGCGCCAGGCAAAGTAGTTGCCGCAGCGTTTGCCGAGATGCTGCACCAGTTCGGTCAATGCCGTCGGTGACATCACGCGCTTCAGCTTATGATAGGTCGCCAGCATCAGCACGATGTCCCACGACGCACCATGAAATGGCGCCAGAGACGCGGACCCCTTGCTCAGGTCGACGACCTCGAATTGGCTATTGACGTATCGTAGGTCGGCGAACAGATGGCGTGCGACCTCAATCCCTTCGGCGAAATTGTCACAACCGTGGATGAGTCTGGCACCATTGTTTGCCAGTTCGAACCCCACCAACCCCCGGTTACAGCCAATGTCCATGACAGACGCGCCACGCGCCCGCACAACGATATCCAGCATTCCGTCCAGCCGCTGGTCGTGGTAACCGGCGACGCGCCGCTGTAGCAGTTTTTCGTTGAACAGCATCAAACCCAGCCCATGCAAAAGTCGCCGCCCCACTCCCAGTGGACTACGGCGCCCCACTCCTGCAGCAGGTCGACCGCCTGCGTGCCAAGACCATAGCGGACAGTGTTGTTTGGCTTCTGCTCAACCAGGATCAGCGGCTTCGACTGGCGAATGACGCGTTCGGCACCCTGCACAACACGCAGTTCGTAGCCCTCGCAGTCGATCTTGATGAAGTCGACCGGGTCACCGTCGTTTATCAGCGTGTCGAGCGCGCCCACAAAGACTGAAATGGGGCGGCCGGCTTCGTTGGTGCGCATGCGCGCCTTCACAGACCACGGCGGTTTTATCGCCATGTCCATGGTGTGCTCCCGCTCGCCCAGCGCGGTTTCATGCAAGACGATGTTGGTGACGCCCCGCATATTCGCTCTGAAACACGCGGCGTGTTCGGGGATCGGTTCAAACGCCACGACTTCAGCGAAGCAGCGCGACATCGGCCATGACCATAAGCCGATATGCGCCCCAACATCGATGGCACGACGGAAGTCTTTGACCAACGGCAAACAACGCAGAAACCAGCTAAGTGTGTAAGTCGCGCGGCCGGCAAAACTTCGGGGCGGCGTCATCGCAAGATGCAGGTTATTGTCGTAATCTGGACACCAGAAACCATTGACCAATTTCACTTGGGTCCGCCATGCGCCTTCCATATCAGTCGCGCCGAACGGTCGATCTCGACCATGTCCTTGGGTTCTTCGCCGAAATAGGTGTGCACCGCTTTCTTGGCGCCCAGCCACCAGCCATAGTCGTCGATCACCAGCGCGCCACCCTTTACCAGCAACGGATATAGCACCTGCAATTCCGCCATGGTCGATGCGAAGAAATCGGTATCCAATCGCAAGTAGGAAATCCGCTCAGGCAGCGGCCCGCGCCGCAATGTCTGTTCGACCATGCCCTTGACGAATATCACGCTATCGTCGAGCAGGCCGCGCACCGCGAACTTCGCCTGGACGTCCTCTATCTCCGAACGGAGCCAGTCCTTTGGCTTATCAAGTGGGCGGCCGCCACGATAGTTCACATCCTCCGGGCCAGGCGGCGGCATGCCCTCGAACGTGTCATAGAGCCAGAAACGGCGCGGACTGTATCCGGCCGCCGTCACATAGGCTTTGGCTAGGACCGGATGGGCGCCGAACCACACGCCGCATTCCACGAAGTCACCCGCAATGCCCAGCGTCTCCAGACGGTCAAGAATATGCACCGTCCATTCCAGGCACTCCTGCCGGGAGCCAAGCGTCTTCGCATCGGCGATCAGACGCTGATGGGGCAGCACGTCAGGAACTGGCGCGATCGCGCTCGGCGCGGCGGATAGCCGTCGTGTAGGCGTCGCCATGCTGGCCGCGGGTGATGCGGAACAGATCCAACCGGTAGCGTTTGCCAATCACCGCATGGGACGTGACGTCCAACGCGCGGGCTATTTCTGCGTCGCTGCGGCCATCACGAAACATGGTCAACAGCAACTGGGTGCGCTCGGAGGTCCAGGGTATCGGCATCAGTTCAGCGCAAATCCTGATGCACCGGCCACCGCTTGTGGTCCATGTGCTTCCAGTAGCAGAACGTCCCCGCCTCCTCGACGAGAAATAGCAGTTCGACCAGCTCCGGGTTCTTCCCCGCCTCCACCGGCGGCATGTCGGGACCGTCGATGATGTATTGGCGGTAGAGCACGTCGCCGTCGGCATCATGGCTGGCGATGATCTGGTGGTCGGGCGGCAGATACTTTTCGATCATCGGCTGAATAAAGCCAGCATGGCCCGCCACGCGCAGAATGCCCCAATGAGGCACGGACCTTCCCATAGCATCACTCCTCATGGCACCCGTCGGTAAATGCCGGGTCCGATGCCCACGCACGAAATAAGATCATACAGCAGCCAGATAATGGAGATAATCACCACCGCTGCGACGATGACCTTGATGACATACATGACGACGTCGCTGGCGACCCCGAGCATGGCCAGAAGATACGGAACCAGCTTGTAGAGGATTGCCACAACGGCGACGACAACGATAATCCAGACCAGCAACTGGACCAGCCACAAGAGACTGAAACACATGGCAGCGCCTCCAGAAAAGTCGGCCGCATGAAGCGGTGTCTGGTAACCGGCGGTGCGGGCTTCATCGGCCAGCACCTCTGCGCCGCTCTGCGCCGCAATGGCGTGAGCGTGCGCATTCTCGACGACCTATCGGCCAATTGGATCGACAACCCATGGGACCGCACCGACCTTGTGGTCGGCGATATCTGCGACCCCGAGGCGGTGTCAGCGGCGCTGGACGACGTTGACACATGCTTTCATCTGGCGGCGATCCCGTCAGTGCAGCAGAGCATTGAGTCCTGGCTGGCCTCGCATCGCACCAATCTGACCGGGACGGTCACGCTGTTCGAGTGCATCCGCCAGAGCGGGCGCCGCATCCCGGTGGTCTACGCCTCATCGGCGGCGGTCTACGCTGATCCGCTCTCGGCCTATGGCGCTGACAAGCTCGCCTGCGAACTGCACGCGCGGGTGGCGACCGCCATCCATCGCATTCCGACCGCTGGCCTGCGGCTGTTCAATGTCTATGGCCCCGGACAGAACCCGCTGTCCCCCTACAGCAGCGTCATTCCGATCTTCTGCCACCGCATCCAGTCCGGGCTACCCGTCGAGATCCACGGAATGGGCGAACAGTCGCGCGACTTTATTTATGTGGCCGATGTCGTCCTGGCGATGCGGGTGGCAATGCAGCGGCTGATCGAGGGTCGGTTGCCGATGAAGCCGTTCGATGTCTGCACCGGCGAGGCGACCCCCATCATGGTGCTGGCGCATATGATCGCCAGCCTGGTGGGCGCTCGCCATCGCCCGCGGTTCACCAACATGCGGCGAGGCGACGTGCTCTGTTCGGTTGGTGATCGCGCGGCAATGCGCGCGGCCGTCGGCCCTATTCCATTGACGAAACTTGAACTCGGTCTGCGTGAGACCTTAACTGCTCTTGTGCCGCCGTAAGCACGTCATCGACCGAGATGCGGTTCATCGCCGCAGCACAGTGCGGACATGGCCTGAGCAGGCCGCAGGCTTCGGATTCGCCACCGGTTAGATTGATGTGCGTTTCGTAACCCAGAACCGAGGGTGGTAACCATCCGCCGAACAGAACGACGGCCGGGATGCCGAGGGCGGCGGCGGCGTGGTGCAATCCGCCTTCTGAACCAAGGTAGAGGGAGGCGTTCGCCAATATCGCGGCGGCCGAACGAAAGCTCGGCGTTTGGATGAGCCACGCACCATGCAGGCGCGGGACATCACCGTAAATGAACTGCACAACGCGGCGGTTTTGGCTCGTGAGTTCAGTGACGACTTCCTGATAGCGTTTGAATGGCCATTGTTTGTTGACGAGATATTCGCCACGAAGCCGCACATGACGCTTTACGTTCGGCTCGACCACCATGAAGCCTTGGGGAAGACCGAGCCGTTCGACCGTTGTCTGCTCCGATGGCTGAAAGAAGAACTCACCCGGCGTAGCATGGAAAGCATAATTGAAGACCCAGCGATCGCCTTGCTGCGTCGAGTAGTGGCGATTTCCCTTGTGGTAATGCACCCATTCGACATCGGACGCAGAAAGCGGCTGGCCGGGGAAAACGACGTTCGGGTTGTGGCGGAAGATCGGCTCCGAGTTCTGGTCCCAGAGTAGGCGGGAGCCGTCCCCGAAAGCTATGCGCTTGCCTCTTGCCCGCGCGCCTTTGGCCAATGAAGTGCCGAGTATATTATCGCCGATTCCCACAAACTTAGTGCCCCGTGGCCCAATCCGCTAGTTCTTTGAACCATTCCTCCGCATATTCGCAATGCTCGAACCCGGGCATCGTCGGCACGCCGCACGTGTAGTGCAGAATGCGTGGCGCAATTGTGGGAACGCTCCCGGCCAATCCGACGAGATGATTCCATTCCGGGCCAAGCTCACCGATTTCATAGTCATTGAGCCAGCAGAAAGCATGCAGCTCACGCCCGGGCGCTGTGTTGATCAAGTCAAGCGTCAGCGCCTTGTTGGCAGGGTGCTCGACATTCAGACAAAACACGGAGGACCAGAGCTTGCGTCGGTATGTGGTCTGTGGCTGTCCGTCCATTTTAACGCCAGCGACATCCGGCATTTCCGGATGCTTAACACAGTAGAGCGCCTTCCTGTCATCCAGGCCCTCAAACAACCTGGAAAGCGATATGCGGACCAGCACGTCGCAGTCCATGAACAGCACCCAGCCACGTTCGGCGAGATGGCCGACCAGAAAACGCGAAATTGCGAACTGCGTTGACATCGGCGCATCTGAGATCGGATCCCACAGCACCCTGGCGCCGGTTGGCCCGCAGCGCTCCTGCACCTCGCGCCGGTAGAGTCCACGGCCAATCACGTCATCCAGCACAATGCCACGAATTGGCAGGCGCGTGGACATCCGTCGCTTGGCGGAATGCCGCGCAACAGCGAAAGCGGCGGCCTCCCTTTGGTCGAACCCAATAAATATTGAGCAAGGCTTATCGGTCATCAGATTTTCCACTCTTGCAACACCACCTCTACCGACGGCACAAAACGGAACGCCTTGCATTCCGAATGGCGGGTCGCATTGGCGACGTCGATGCCCATGTTTGAGAGGATCGGCGCGGTCAGCGCGAACGCCTTGCGCCATCGGTTGAAGTTGTTCTCGGTCGGATTGTTCGCCAGCGTCCACTCATTGCGGCCATACCAATGCAAGCCAGAGCGGTCGTGCATGTCGAATCCGACCAATGCGATCTGCCGCGCGCCAAACTGCACCGCAAGGTTCAGCGCCTGAAACCCGCTATTGCCGCCGCTGGCGATGACTCCCGGCTTATCGAGCAGCACCCGGTCCTCGTAGAGCGAGATCTTTATCAGGTTGATTTGCGGATACTGCTCGCTCAGCGCCGGGTCGTAGGCGATGCGCAAACCCTTGAAGTCTGGCATGCCGAGTTTGTAGTGCCACCATGGACGATCGCAGCCGTAGATCACGTCAGGCTCGCAAAGGCGGTAGCTTTCCTTTATTGCAATGACCCTTACCTGCGCCTTTTGTCGTAGAATGGCGAGGTCGGTTTTCTTTGCCGATGGCCCAGATGCGACTATAACCGCCGCACAACCCGACCAATCAGGAAACCATGCAGGTAAGTCAGGCAATGGCAAAAGTCGCTCTCTTTTATGGCATTCCGGCTTGGCGGGAAGTCGACTCCGACTGGCTGGATCAGCAGGCCGCCGAATGGCGCGAGGAAGGCATACCGAGCGTTGCTGATGCGGCCGCCCGCGCCTCTGGTGCTGTGCGCCTCTCAGATGCCGGGTTGGCGGTGAAGATCTTGTGCGGAGCCGATGCGGACGACTTCGAAGACGTGGCACGGTCAATCAATCCCGATGCGGTGATTGAGTGCATCGATGGCGATGATGTGGTGATCATGCCGACGGCGGCGGCCCATGCCGCGTTCGTCGCATGGTGCGCCGAGCACGTTGGCTGGGACTAGGTCCGATCGCGACCGGGTGGACCCATTGGTCCGGGTTTGCCTTCAGGGCCGCGCAGGGACGCCAGCCATTCCTTCTCGGTGCCGCGGAAACCTTGCGCTCTTGCTATGTCATACGGTGACTTGGCGTTGCGCCCCATCTTGACCGCCAGCCGCCAGCCGTTGCCCTCGCCGTCGCCCGGCTTGTTGCGGGTGCGCTGGGTGGCGATCCACGCGGCGCCCGCATAACTGACGCAATCCCCCGGCTCGAATTCCCCATCCTTCCAAGTTCCCTTGTAGAGCGGGGCAGCGATGTGGAACGACTTGGAATAAACCTGCTCGCCGCGCGTCATACGCAGGGTCAGCGTGCGCGCGCCGTCATACTCCCAGTCCATATCCTCGAAGCCGAGCCCGGGCGCCCCGTCTCTGCCGTCCTTGCCCGCTGGACCGCGCACATGGCCGACGATCTCGGTTGAGCCGTCGCGTCGGACCGCCACCAGATCGTCATTGGCGTTCATGAGCAGCGAGCGCGGCAACGGCGCCACCGCTGCCTCGATCCTCTTCTCAACGGCGCTTTCGAGGGACCGCCGCAATTCATTGATCTCGTCGCGCAGTTTCTTGATCGCCAGGGTCGCATCGGCATCCGAGCCGTCACGGCCGGGCGGTCCCATTTCGCCGTCCTTGCCGTCCTTCGGGATCGGCAGATTGGCGATTTCCTCATTCAGCATCGTGTGCACCGAGGACATAGCTTCGTCGGCCAACTGACGGATGAAGGCTGGATCGACGTCCTTGCCATCGCGTCCCGGCTCGCCGCGTTCTCCTGCAGGGGCTGGCGGCAGTTCTGCCACGGCCTCGAATACCATGGAGCGGATGACCTCTGGATCCGCATCCGCACCGTCCCGGCCATCGGCTGGCTTCGGCAGTGCGGAGACAGCCTTATCGACGAGCGAGCGGATCAGCTCTGGGTCGGCGTCGCGGCCGTCAATGCCATCGCGCGGCGCGGGAATGGCGGCGACCGCCTTGGCGACCAACTCATGGACCAGTTCGGGATCCGCGTCTTTTCCATCCTGACCGGGATCGCCCTTGATGCTTTTCCCAGGCGGTCCTGCAGGACCCATCGCGCCATCGACGCCGTCGCGCGGCAACGGAAATTCAGCGACAGCCTCGGCAACCATGGAGCGAATGACAATCGGGTCGGCATCGGCGCCATCACGTCCGTCGCGGCCGTCTTTGCCGTCGATACCGTCCCTCGGCGTCGGCAAGAGGTCGATGACGGCCTCGGCCACCATCAGGCGCACTGCGTCTGGATCGATATCCTTGCCGTCAACGCCATCGCGGGACGGCGGCAGCGCGGCAACAGCTTCGGTTACCAGCGAGCGAACAAACTCGGGATCGGCATCAACGCCATCCCGGCCGTCTTTTCCGTCCACTGCGGGTGGCAGCGAGGCGACTGCTGATATAACCAGCGCCTTAACCAATTCTGGGTCGGCGTCCCTGCCGTCCTTCGGCACCGGCAACTGCGCCACGGCATCGTCGACCAGCGCGCGAATGACTTCCGGGTCCGCGTCTTTTCCATCGACGCCGTCGCGCGGCAGCGGAATGGCCGAAACAGCTGCCGTCACCAGGGTCCGAATGAACTCGGGATCGGCGTCCACACCGTCTTTGCCGGGAGGCCCCGGTTCCCCGGCCGCAGGAGGCGGCAGGGCGGCTACCGCTTCGGCCACGAGAGAGCGGACGAAATTCGGGTCTGCGTCTTTTCCGTCGACGCCATCACGCCCCGGCTCACCGCGCGGCCCTTTAATATTCGACAGCGTCTCTTCGGTTTTGTCCGAATAGGCGAAATAGAGCCGACCGTCTTCGGTCACATGGCTATCGACAATGCCGCGTCCAGGCGGACCCGGTTCGCCGTCAACGCCATCCTTGCCGGGCGGCGCGTCCTTGCCGTCCACCCCACGGACCTTGCCGACGCGCAGCAACTCGCCATCGGAGCGGGTCAGGCAAAGCTCGCCTTCGACGTCCTGCATCGCGCCGATCAGGCCAAGGCCGTCCATGCCCGCCGGCCCGACCGTCGGCAGCATCGCCGCGCGCGTCTCCAGTGACTGGATCTGCGCCTGCATGCTGGCCAATTGTGCCTGCACGCCGGAAATCTGCTCTCCGAGATACTGCCGCACGACGGGCGCAATCGCCTGCATTAACCCAGCGATATCCGCGTGATCCATGAGGCATTGGCCCCTTCGTTTTCCGCGGCCGGCTGATCCGCGCTGGATGACTCTATTCGGCGGCGAGGCTCTTGCTCGACGGCCACAGCGCTTTGGTAAGCTCGTATACGGCGAAGGCATTGCGCGCTTCAGGATCAAGGCCACGGCTCTGCGCAGGAGCCGGTTCCGCAGGCGGTGTCGGAGCCGTGGGTTGGCCAGGCTGGGCCAACGATGCGGTCGGAGCCAATGGCGCCGGGACCGCCTCTCGCTGGGTGAGCACGTCGATAGGCCAGTATTGCTGCTGGATCAGTGGCGTCTCGCCGCCCTTCACCGGAGGCAGATCGAACCGCTTCCTGGCGTCGTTCGGCGACAGAATCGCCCGCTGCACGCCTTCGCCGACCATGCGCATCTTGCTTGCGCTGTCCATGCGCAGCAGGCCGTCGTCAACGTCCAGTTCCGTGCCGTAAATATGCCCCTGGACATCAACCAGTCCCAAGCCTTCGTCCAAATTCAATTCGATTTTCTCGATGTGCGATTGCAAACACTGACTGAAGTAACTTAGTCCCAATGCTTCGACGTTATTATACGTTGGTGCGGTCTGCGTGACGAGAAACCCGGGAACATGGAAGGCGGCGCAGATCGTTTCTGCGCTCCACTTCATCTGTTCCAGCATCTGCGCATCGACGGGGCTGATCGCCATCCGTTCGAAGCGCATATTATCGCCCAGCACCGCCACCCGACCGACGTTCGATCCGCCGTAGTTGGCCTGCCACTTGGCCTTGATGCGGTCCGCTGTATCCTGCGCGATCTGCCCCGGCGCGATCAGGATGCCGCTGGGCACCGCCTGATTGCGCGATTGCTCAATGCTTTGCTTCTGCGCCTCCATGCCCTGCAAGGCCGAGAGATTGCAGGCGGTGAGCGGCGACAAACCACACAGCGGATGAAACACCGCCGACATCCGGTCGTGGATGATCTCGCTGGCAGGGACGACCTGGCTGTCTTCGGTGATGCCGTTCAGGCTGTCCGTATAAAGTTGGTAGTAGACCGCCCCGTCGGGTGCGACCAATGCGCGTGTGCGCGATGGATCCAGCACGTAGAGCGCGGTGACGATATTGCGGTTGTCGCGCTCCTTCAGGATATACGTATTGCCCCAGGTGAGCTTGGAGTAGACCCAGCTCTCGAGGAACTCGATGCGGTTCTGATAGCGGTTGGGGCGACGCAGGACGGGAGAGAACGCGGGGGCGGTGGTTTCTTCCCAGATGCCGGTGGCGGGGTCCTGCTCGACCAGCTTGATCCGCAGCTTGGCGATGTCCTGGGCGATCAGGGTAATGCAGGTATAGACCGCGTGGTGGCGGATCGAGGTGTCCTGCGACATCTCCATGTTGCGCTGCCAAGCGCCGGTGAACGGCTCTTGCACGGTCGGCCACCACCACGATGAGGACGTGACGGAATTGGCCGGCACGAGGCCGGGCAGCGACGCTTTCTGGCGCGATATCTCGAAGCCGAGCAGGCGCAACGAGACTACTCCTCGGAACGAATGTCGCGGCGGGAGTAGCGGCCATGAATGGGTGGGCGGCCACGGGGGCGCTTGGTCGGATCGGCGTCCGCGCCTTCCTCGCCCTCAGCCTCGGGCTCGGGCTCGGCGGGCGCCACTTCCTCGACCACCGGTGTGGGCTGGGGTGTGGACTCTACTGGCGCCATGACCTTCTGCTGTGGCGGCGGCGTGGGCGTGCCGAGAACCACCGGATCAGCGCGCTTCACTTTCTTGTTGTGGATCATCGCCCCGACCCAGGCGGGGCCGTGACGCATGTCGTCAGGGATTTCGAATTCCTCCCCCTGGGCATATTTGTGCCCATCGAACTCCAAGCCTTGTGGCGTGATCACCTGCAGCCGCATGGATTGCTCCTGGGAAAGAAGGCGCGCCAAATTGCTCAGGCGCGCGAGTTTAGGGAGGAAACGTCCGCCAACCGCGCCCTTTGCCAAGAGCGCGGCAAGCCTCGGAACGGGACACGAGATGCCCCGAATAGTATTAGTCTAGTATTATCAGAGTATTGTTATGCGCTGTATTTCACGAAATCCAGGAACTGCACAGCGCCGGTCCGACGCTTATACCAGTTGATTTCACGCTCTGCGCGCAATGCCACCATATTCGCTTGCCACAGGGACAACATTACTGTCGAGGCGGTGGCAGGCGAGTCGGGAGCGCTGTCGAATTGCAGAGACGCTTGGTCACTCGCGTCGATGGTCACGTTGCCATCATCGGCCAGCAGGATTTCGCCCGGGCAGATAAATGCCATCATGTAACCATCTGTGGGCGAGCCACCCGACGACGGGATATTCGTCGAGGTGATGACGCGGAAGCCAGCGAGCGTGCCGCCCTCCGGGGACACCGTCGGATACTCCGCCTGGCCCAATGCGTTCTGCATCAACGAGAACGATACCGCCTGCGTTGGATGCATGACCCACGTGCCGTTGGTGAGCGGAATATCCAGCGCCACGATGGTGTTGAGCAGCGTTTTGATGTCCGTCAGCGATGCGGCCACGGTGGTGCCGGTCGCGTTGATGCCCGTGACGCCGTTGGTCAGCGACGCGGGTGACGGGCCACCAGGGCCGGTGCCGACCGCCTTGGTCGTGTCCAGCAGGTCGGTGTCGAGCTTCTTGGCGATGGCGGCGATCATGTCCTGACGCACGAGGTTCTCGAGGCCAGGATTGGAGAAGCGCAGGCTCTCTTGCGTGAAGGCAACCAATGCGGCGACTTTGGCGAAGCTCATAGTTACGGTGTTAAACGCCGCGGAACTCATTGGTTTCATTGAACCTTCGCCGACCCAGTAGGCGGTTGACCCGCTGGTCTGTGTCGGAACCCGGATGTTAAATGGAACCCTCCGCATAAACG